AACTTAAAACACACCAACCCTGCCCCGACTGTGGTTCGTCAGACGCACTGGCATACTACGAGTGGGGAACTAAATGTTTTAGCTGCGAAGAATCTAAACCCTACAGAAACGGAGAGAGAATGGATACCCAACCAAAACAGGTTATTAAAATGCAGAACGAGAACCCATCATCCTTTACCTTCTCAGCTATTGCTGATAGAAAGATCGCTCTTGATACCTGTAAGAAGTATGGCGTCACTGTGAGCAAGAGTGGTACGATGATAGACAAGCACATGTACAAGTACCATGACAAGAATGGTAATCACATTGCTTCCAAGTTCCGACGTACCAGCGACAAGCAGTTCTGGTCTGAGGGTGATCTTGGCAAGTGTGGTTTGTTTGGTCAGAATATCTTTGGTCAGACGGGCAAGTTTGTCACGGTTTGCGAGGGTGAGATTGATGCCATGAGTGCCTTTGAACTGATGGGATCGAAGTGGCCTTCAGTGTCTATCAAGAATGGCGCACAGTCTGCCGTGAAGAATTGTCAGCAGTCACTGGAGTATCTTAACAAGTTCGATACCATCGTCCTCTGCTTTGACAATGACAAGCAGGGCAAGGATGCAGCACAGGCTGTTGCCAAACTGTTTGAGCCTAACAAGTGTAAGATCATGGACCTTGAACTGAAGGATGCCAACGAGTATCTGAAGACAGGTCAGCGTGAGAAGTTTACTCAGGCATGGTGGAGCGCACGGACCTATACACCAGCAGGTATCATTAACCTTGCTGACCTTGGCCGTAGCCTCTACGATGAGACGCACAACGAGACTTGTCCCTACCCGTGGTCTGGTATGAACGACAAGACCTACGGCATCAGGACCGGAGAGCTTGTGACGTTCACCTCTGGTGCAGGTATGGGTAAGTCCAGTATCATGCGTGAGCTTATGTATCATATCATGCACAATACCGAGGATAACATTGGTGTGCTTGCTATGGAAGAGAACACGAAGCAGACTGCCTTCAACCTTATGAGTGTGGAAGCCAATGCTAGACTGTACATCAAGGAGATACGTGACCAGTACACACAGGAACAGTTGGATGATTGGCAAGCCAAGACGATTGACTCTGGCAGGTTCTTTGCCTTTGATCACTTTGGCAGCATGGAGAACGACGAGATACTTAGTCGCATCCGATACATGGCAAAAGCTCTTGACTGCAAGTGGATTTTCCTTGATCACCTGTCTATCCTTGTGTCTGGACAGGAGGACAACGGCGATGAGCGTAAGTCTATCGACATCCTGATGACCAAGCTTCGCTCTCTTGTTGAGGAGACAGGCATCGCACTGATGTTGGTCAGCCACCTACGTAGGCCATCAGGTGACAACGGACATGAGAATGGACGTGAAGTTACTCTGTCACACCTACGTGGCTCTGCTTCTATTGCTCACCTGTCTGATGCAGTGATTGCACTGGAGCGTAACCAACAGGCAGACGATCCTATCGAAGCTAACACCACCTCTATCCGTATTCTGAAGAACAGGTATACCGGAGATACAGGTATAGCATGTCACCTTCACTATGATGGTGAGACAGGACGCATGACACAGATTGATAACCCTTTCATGGAGGATGACAATGAGTGAGGTTAGAAAGAAGTTTGATCGTAATCTATATGAGAAGGCTGACAGAGAAGCTAAAGAAGCTATGGTATCTTGGCTGAAGGAACATGATCATACTAACATTAATACCAATGAAACAACTTACTTTGATATTGTTTCAACAGTAGGTCCAGACCTTCCAAGACATCTCTATGAAGTTGAGGTAAAGTATTCTTGGAAGGGTAACGAGTGGCCTGACAGTTGGAAGGAGTTACGTATACCGCACCGTAAGCAGAGACTTCTTGACAAGTGGAAGGAGGAATGTTACAATGACCTACTTACTTTTGTGGTCTTCAACCATGACTGCACTATGGCATGGCACGTAGATGGTAACACATTGCTGGACTGCGAGGTTAAAGAAGCCTCTAACTACAAGATAAGAAAGGGCGAAAAATTCTTTCACATTCCCGTAGAAGATGCATACTTGATGGACATGACAAATGAGAGCAATAGTTGATATAGAAACAGATGCTATTAACGCAACCAAGATACATTGTATCGTAGCAAGAAAGGCTGATACAGGAGAGACAAGACATTGGATAGGAGATCAGTGCCGTGAGTTTGGGGAGTGGTCAAAGAAAATAGATACCTTTATTATGCACAATGGTATCAGCTTTGACGCTCCCCTTCTTAATAAGTTCACTGGTTCTGATATCAAAGTAAATCAGATTGATGACACACTTATTAAGTCACAGTTATATAATCCTATTCGTGATGATGGACACTCGCTTGAGGCGTGGGGTAATTTTTTAGGACATAAGAAAGGAGACTACCATGACTTCGCTACATTCAACGAAGACATGCTTAAATATTGTTACACTGATACGCAACTTACAAGGGAGGTTTCGGCTTATCTTCAGGTAGAGGGTGAGAAGTTCTCTGATGAATCCTACGATCTGGAACGGAAGGTTCGTAGCATCGTAGACAAACAACAGAGCAATGGCTTTGCCTTTAATCTTATGAAGGGCATGACACTGGAAGCTAAACTTATGGATGAGTTATACTCTCTTGAAGAGAAGGCTCACGATATGTTTCCACCTACCATCCTAGAGCTAAAGACAAAGACAAAAGAAATACCTTTTAATATAGCAAGTCGTAAGCAGATTGCTGAACGTCTGATGGAGAAAGGGTGGAAGCCCAAAAAGAAAACAGACAAGGGTAATGTCATTGTCAATGAGGCAGTGCTGGATACGATTGATATGCCAGAGGCCAAGATGTTCTCCCGTTACTTCCTGCTACAGAAACGTACCGGCCTACTGAAGGCGTGGATACAGGCATGTAGCGAACAGGAACGAGTGCATGGCAGGGTGCTTACCCTCAAGACTATCACCGGCAGGATGGCGCATCATGGCCCAAACATGGCACAGGTTCCGGCAGTCTATAGTCCATACGGTAAGGAGTGCAGGGAACTCTGGACGGTATCCAACACAGAGACGCATCAGCTAGTCGGCACTGATGCCAGTGGTCTTGAACTGCGTTGTCTTGCACACTACATGAACGATGCCAAGTTTACTAATGAAGTACTGACAGGTGATGTACATACAGCTAACATGAAGGCAGCAGGTCTAAGTAACCGTGACCAAGCCAAGACATTTATCTATGCATTTTTGTATGGTGCTGGTCCTGCTAAGATTGGTAGTGTAGTTGGTGGTAACTCTTCTGATGGACAGAAACTTATCGGAAAGTTCCTGAAGAATATGCCAGCACTTAACAAGCTACGTAAAGATATAGGTGCAGTAGCTTCAAAGGGTTTGATACGTGGTCTTGATGGACGTATGTTACACATCAGGCACGAACATGCTGCACTTAATACTCTGCTTCAGGGTGCCGGTGCAGTGGTATGCAAGCGTTGGCTTGTTGAGATGGACAGGATGATCTGGGAGCATGGTCTTGACGCCAAGCTTGTTGCTTCGGTACATGATGAGTATCAGTTTGAGGTAGCCAAGCCAGACATAGAAAGCTTTACCAAGATAACAAAGGAGGCTATGTATACAACACAAGAAATACTAAACTTTAAGTGTGACCTTGATTCAGACTTCAAGGTTGGAAACAATTGGTCGGAGACACACTGATGTCACAACAATTAGATATGTTTGAATCAAAAACATTTTTTGACCGAGATCAAGAACTAAAAATGTGTATTACATGTAACACAAACTTACCTTTAAATTGTTTTGATGCAGTAGGAGGATCAAGGAGAGTAGATGGTACACCAAAGTTAAGAAATAAATGTTCAACTTGTTACAAAAATAATATGAATCAAAGAGATATCTTATTAAAAACAATACCTAAACCTGATATAAATTATAAGTGTCCTATTTGCTTAAATAAAAAGGGCAACTTTTATACTGCCACTGAAGACTCAAGCAGACAACATGACAATAGTAATTGGTGTTTAGACCACAACCATAGTACAGGAGAGTTTAGAGGTTGGTTGTGTAATAAATGTAATTCTGCTCTTGGGTGGTTTGAAGATGATATTAACTATGTAAGGAGGGCTGTAAATTATTTAGAAGAAGATGAGAAATAAGTTGACACCACAATAGACGATGTGCTATAATGCACTCGTTGTTTAGTTAGTAGTAGACAACTCAACGGGGAATGATCCCCATCATGGCTGCAATAGCGCAGCATTTTAAAGGAGACTATTTATGAACGATCCGATTTACATTTCTGGTAAGTGCCACTATGCTTCTATCACTGAGCCGAACGTCAAGTTCGATCCGGTGTGGAGCATTCAGGTTGAGGTTAACGATGACAACCGTGCAACCATCGAAGCTGCTAATCTTCCTATCGCTAACAAGGGAGATGAACGTGGTGACTTTGTTACTATTAAGCGTAAGGTTATGCGTAAGGATGGGACTGAGCGTCAGGCACCCATCGTCAAAGACTCACAGAATAACCTGTGGGATGGAAAGAAAATTGCTAATGGTAGCGTAGTAAATGTAAAAGCAATTCCTTATGATTGGAACTATGCTGGTAAGTCAGGAGTATCGTCTGACCTTGCAGCCGTACAGGTTGTGGACTTCATTGAGTACATGGACGGTAATGAAGACTTCGCCCCCGTTGATGGTGGCTATGTACAAGAAGCTGTATCGGAAGCAGTACCTTTCTAATATAACATAAGGAGGCATGGGGGAGTGTTGCAGTAGTGGTCAGCACTCCCCTTCTTATATAATGAAAACAATAGAAACTCTTGTAGAAGATATCTATGATCTGTTTAATCTAACACCTATTGATATGGATGAAGCAGAGGTAGATAAACATATTGATACCTTTGGAGAGATGCTGAAGGTACATCTGAAAAGTTTTCTCTATGAAGTACCAAGAGATCGTGGCAACCTACGTCTGTCTGCTATTGGTAAGCCTGATAGGAAACTTTGGTATGATGTTAACAAGAAGCTAACACCAGAAACATTGCCACCATCTACAAGGATTAAGTTTCTTTACGGATATATTCTGGAAGAGCTTCTGTTATTCTGTGCTACAGTCGCAGGACATGATGTTAAAGATCAACAGAAAGAGGTTACGCTTGAGGGCGTGGTAGGACATCAGGATTCTATTATCGATGGTGTACTTGTTGATGTTAAGTCTGCCAGTGGTATGGGGTTTGATAAGTTTAAATATAATAAACTAACAGAGGACGATCCATTTGGTTATGTTGCACAGGTGTCTGCCTATGCAGCAGCTAAT